AACGTGACCTAAACCTGGATTATTTTGTGTTGATTCTGAAACAGCCGCCGATGCAAATTGTCTTGCAAGATCTGGATTATTTTTCAGAATATCTTCCATTTGAGGAGATGCCGATTTAAATAAATTATTTGTCATATGAAACATAACCGCAGAACCTCCAAGCATCATAAGAAGTTTTAATTCAGGTGCAATCTTAGTCTTTGCTTTATATTTTTCATGTAATTCTTCAAATACATCATCATAGTCATTTAAATTTTCATGTAATGATTCAGACCATCCTTCAAGTTTTATATCAAATGGATCAAATTTAGTATTTAGAAATTCTACTCCGGAAGCAAATGCCATCATTGTTTTTCTTTGAAATTTTATACTATTTTCAAGATCTCGCTGATTCTTTAATCTGGAATATTCTTCCTTCATTTCATCTAGTGAAGACGATGAACTATAATGCTTTGATAAAGGTATTCCTCTTGATTCAAGTCTTTTTAATTTGAATAATAATTCTTGTCTTTCAGGACCATCATTTATTGATATTCTTGATGGAGTTGGTATACTAAATCCACTATTAAAGTTTAATGGTTGTGATGGAGACTTATCTTCAGAACGTATCGCATTTATTTTGAAATCTAGATCATCTTCTTCTTTTTTTACAATAGTTGGTGGAGAATCAACTTTTAAACTAACATCGGGAATTTCCATAGAATTTTCAGTTTGTTGATTTGGATTTGGTGATGCTCTTGATTTATTTGGATCTACAAGTAAATCTAAATCCTCAATACCATCATTTAATTGTTGACCACTATCAACAGGAGCATCTATATTTTCTCTTTCAATAGTAACACTTGGAGAATTAAAAGAATCAATATTAACTTCTGTGACATTCATCTTTATGATTTATTTAGCGGAATTAGTTTATACAAGTTTGTCGCAGTACGCAAAAGCTTGAATTATAACATCTGATAAATCATCCTTTTTTTTCGATTTTAACCAAGATTCTTGAATTAAAGGGTCTGGATTATATTTTTCAAATAATTTAGTAACAACATCTACTGAAAAAGCCTTGGTTTCTTTATATCCTTTTGGCATTTTTTCAATCCAACCAATTGATTTACAAAAATGCATTTTTCGAGATGCTGATATACATTTTACATCATGTTTACAACCTTTTAGTAAACAAAAATATGTAAAAACAATCATTTGCATTGATTTCATTTGTGGGTTTTTCATACATGGCTGGTTTTCTATTATTATTGCGTCACATTCTAAAGGACAAAATATTGAATCAAAATGTTTTGCAACATTATTAACAGTAGTTTGAAGATCAATAGTACTAATTTTCTTTATTTTTTTAGCGCGCAATTCTGATTTTATCAAATTTTGTAATTCTTTTTTATTTGTTTTTTCAGGAATATTTATACCTAAAACTAATAAACATTCTATTAGTTGTTTTTTTGTCCATTTCATATATTCAATATATACGTAGTTCAAATCATTATATGAATGATTAATATTCACATTGTTCCATTTAATAATTTTCCAATCTAAATTTGGTTTTATACTATTAATTTCTATTAAAACATAACTTAAATTTTTAATACCAACATCTATTGATAATATTCTCATAAATAGTTTTATATTTCTATTAAATAGTTATGTATTGATAATAAATCCAATTTATTAAGTAAATTTAATGTCTGAAATCAAACCTTTGATTATTGGAACTGGCAGTTTCGGTTCTGCAATGGCAATTGTTTTAGGAAAATCACTACCAAATACACAAATTATTATATGGGGGAGGCGTTTAGAAATAGTAGAAGATATTAACAATAATCGTAAAAATAGTGAATACTTGCCTCCAAATTCTTTGAAATTTCCAGATAATATAATTGCTACAAATAATCTTCAAGAATCAATAAAAATTAGTAATATTATATTCATAGCAATACCAAGTATATTTTTGGAAAAAATTTTATATTCAATCGATTTGAATTTAAACAATAAAATTCTTATAAGTCTTGTAAAAGGTATCTTTATAAAAGACAATAAAGAAATATATACAGTTTGTGAATTGCTAAATAATCGTTTTCCTAAATGCGATTGTTGTGTTTTATCAGGACCAAATATATATAGTGATTTAGCAAGAGGAAAATTTGCAGAAGCTACAATTGGTTCATATAATTTAGATATAGGCAATAAAGTTAAAAACTTATTTACAAAACATTCAAATTTTAAAACAAATGTAACATTTGATAGATTTGGTGTAGAATATGCTGGATTATTAAAAAATATAATATCTCTTGGTTGTGGATTTATTGATTATATTGATAATGTAAATGCAAGAGCTGCATTAATACGACAAGGTATACATGAAATGTATAATTTTACTTGTACATTAAAAATACCTTTACCATCTAAGAAAACCTTTTTCGAAGATGCTTGTGGAATAGGTGACCTTATACTTACTACACATTATGGCAGAGGATTTATTCTTGCAAAAGAATTTCTTAAAGAATCTAATATACAAAAAGAAAAAGACTGTGCGCAAATATGGCAAGAAGTTGAATCTATTCTTTTCAATAATATGAAAATACCTGATATACATAATTGTTTGATTATTGGTCAAAATATAGAAAATAGAGGATTGACTTCTGTTTTTCCAATATTAAATGCTATATATACTATTGCATGGAAAAAAGAAGATCCTAATATACTTTTAGATATTCTTTTAGAAAATTGATGATTACAAAAAAAATATAAGTAAATGAAACTATTAAAAAATATACAATGACTGATACAAGTGTTGAAAGTATTCCTGAAACAAACGTTGATACAAAGGTTGATACAAACGTTGATACAAACGTTGATACAAAGGTTGATACAAACGTTGAAACATTTGCTTTTTCTGCAGATATTAATCAATTGCTATCTCTTATTATCAATACCTTTTATTCAAATAAAGAAATTTTTTTAAGAGAGCTTATATCTAATTCATCTGATGCATTAGATAAAATTCGTTATCAATCTTTAACAGATTCGTGTGTTCTTGAATCTGATTCAAAAATGGAGATCCATATTATTCCGGATAAAGCAAACAAGACTCTAACAATTAGTGATACTGGTATTGGAATGACTAAATCGGATTTAGTAAACAATCTTGGTACAATTGCGAAATCTGGTACAAAATCTTTTATGGAAGCTTTGTCTGCTGGTGCAGATATATCTATGATTGGTCAATTTGGTGTTGGATTTTATGCTGCTTATTTAGTAGCAAACAATGTTAAAGTTACATCAAAAAATAATGACGATGAACAATATACTTGGGAATCAACTGCGGGTGGTTCATTTAGTGTTGTAAAAGATTCTCCAGAATCCAAAAAAATTGGTCGTGGAACTAGTATTGTACTAAGTTTGAAAGAGGATATGTATGAATTTTTAGAAGAAGGTGTTCTAAAACAGCTGATTAAAAAACATTCTGAATTTGTTGATTTTCCTATTAAATTATATGTTGAAAAGACTATTGAAAAGGAAGTAACTGATGATGAAGAAGATGAAGAAGATGAAGAAAACGATGATAATGATGCTCCAAAAGTAGAAGATGTAAATGAAGAAGAAACCAAAAAGGAGAAAAAAACAAAGAAGATTAAAGAAGTTACAAATGAATGGGAACATATAAATAGTCAGAAACCAATATGGATGAGAAAAGCTGACGAAGTAACAAATGAAGAATATACTGCATTTTATAAATCTATTTCAAATGATTGGGAAGAACATTCTGCCTTAAAACATTTTTCTGTAGAAGGACAGCTTGAATTTCGTTCAGTGCTTTTTGTTCCCAAAAGAGCTCCATTTGATATGTTTAATGGAGGGGCAAACAAAAAATTCAATAAGATTAAATTGTATGTTCGTCGTGTATTTATATTAGATAATTGTGAAGAATTAATGCCAGAATGGCTTGGATTTATTCATGGTATTGTTGATTCGGAAGATCTTCCATTGAATATATCAAGGGAAACTCTTCAACAAAATAAAATTTTAAAAGTTATTCGTAAAAATTTGATAAAGAAATCTTTGGAATTGATTAGTGAAATTTCAGAAGATGATGAAAAATATAAGAAATTTTATGAAGCATTTTCTAAAAATATTAAATTAGGTGTACACGAAGATTCGACAAATCGTTCAAAAATTGCAAAACTTCTAAGATATTATACAACAAAATCGGGTGATGTAAATACATCTTTGGATGATTATGTGGGTCGAATGGTAGAAAATCAGCCAGGTATATATTATATTACTGGTGAGTCAAAAAAGTCTGTTGAAAGTTCTCCATTTATTGAAAAGTTAAAGAAGAAGGATTATGAGGTAATTTACATGACAGACCCAATGGATGAATATTGTGTTCAACAACTAAAAGAATTTGAGGGTAAAAAGTTGATTAACGTCACAAAGGAGAGTCTAAAGATGGATGATTCTGAAGAAGAGAAAAAGGAATTAGAAGAATTTACAAAATCTAATGAAAAATTGTGTAAATTAGTAAAAGAAGTATTGGGAGACAATATTGAAAAGGCTGTAGTTAGCAATAGATTGTCTGAATCTCCTTGTATTCTTGTAACTAGTGAATATGGATGGACTGCTAATATGGAAAGAATCATGAAGGCACAGGCTTTACAAGGTAATCATAATAATTTTATGTCTTCCAAAAAGACAATGGAAATAAATCATAATAATCCAATCATATCTTGTTTGAGGAAGAAAGTAGAGCAAGATGATACTGATAAAACAGTAAAAGATTTAATATGGTTATTGTATGACACTTCACTATTGACTTCCGGTTTTAGTTTAGATGAACCAAGTACTTTTGCGAGTAGAATTCATCGTTTAATTAAGTTAGGGCTATCTATTGATGAAGATGAAATTGATTCTGATGATGAAGTTGAAGATTTACCACCACTGGAGGATAACAATGAAGTAGAAGATTCTACTATGGAACAAGTAGATTAAACAATTTAGTTATACTATTATGCATACTAAAATTTTTAAATAAAATTGTATTAATGTTATGCAATTTATTTCAAATTTAATACAATCAAAACAACTGATTAATACTTGTAAAATGTGTATTGAAAATAGAATGTTTCAAACGGCAAATACAATTATTAATTCAATTGTTTACAATATATTGAATATTAGTAATTTACCAAAAGAACTTATAAGTATTGCTAATAAAAATAAAAATAGTTATATTATTTTTGTTGAAAGTAATGGTAATGGTCATGTAACACAAATGAAAAATATTATTTCAAAATTAAAACACAAATATAAATGTGTTGGAATTGTTATTGGTAGAGAAAAAAAAATAGCTACTGATTTTGCAAAAAATAATAAAATTCCAATATTAAACCTATATGAACCAAAATATGTTTCTAATAAAAATACAGATATTTTAGTGCATGAAACAATTATGTGTTTACTTGATTATAGTACTTATTTTTACAAAAAAGTTTCTGATTTTGTTACAAGTAAATGTCCTGAATTTATTATAAATCTACATTTACCTATCAAACTTATATGTGGATTATCAATTAATGTTTTCAATATAAGTACACAAAATCGTATTAACTTTGATAAATATTATAATAAAATAGTTTCTGAAAAAAAATATAGTAAATTCAATATTAATTCTGTAATATTTTCGTGTTATATGGTGGATAATTTCAATTTTAAACCTCATAAAATTGCTATAGATTGTGTGAATAATAAACATATAAAAACAATTCCACCATTAATAAAAATAGAAAAAAGACAAATATCAAAAAACAATATATGCGAAAAGTTTATAATTTGTTATTTTAATATTTCACAAAATATTTATTTATACAATTTAATTGGTAAATTTAAGAATATAAAATTTTATGTTTTTATAGAAAAAAAACCTGATTTTGTTGTTTCATCAAATATAGAATTTAAAGAATTAGGAAAAGATTTTAGTATTTTACGTAAAAAATCAATTGGTGTTATTACATCTTGTGGAGTAGAAACAATATATGAAAATTTCCAATTATGTTTACCAATGTTATGTATTCCATCTAATGTAGAGCAGTTATTCAATGCATATGACCATAATGAAAAAGTACCAGGTTTTAAGTGGACTTTTAAGATAACAAAAAATGATATAAATTGGTTAATAAATTTCAAATATAGCAAAGATTATTGGGAAAAACATAATAATTTTACTAAATTTTTGAATAAAGACGATTTATTGGAAAAATATATAAATGAAAAACTTTCAAAAAAATTATGAAATAACACATTCCCAATGACTATTATCTAATTCAGGCTCTGGCTCACAATTATTTTCGTTGCTATTACAACAATCATCACAATGCGTTGGTTCTGCAAATGGATCATTAATATTAATCCAATTAATTTGAGTTGTAGTACCAGAATTTAACAAAATTTCGTCACTAATTCTGAGTGTAATTAAATATCCATATTCATAATTCTTTGGCTTACGTCTAAATATTTTGATAGCAGTTAATTCATCGACACCACTATATTCAATATATGTGGTGATTTGTATATTAAATATATCATTTGTCTTATCTACACAACCGATTCCGCGTAATTCAGAATCTGAATAAATGCCAATATAATCACATGTATGTACTCCTCTAATTGGTGAAAGATTGAGAATACAACTTAAATTATATGTTTGAATATTACTTTCTATTATACCAGTATCATTCAGACTAATTAAACAATTCCCGTATTCAATAATAAATTGTGGAGGCGGATTTTCGGGTTCTGGTTCTGGTTCATTTTCTGGTTGTGGTTCCGGTTCTGGTTCTGATTCAGGTTCAGGGCTAATTTCTGGTTCAGGTTCAGGTTCCGGTTCAGGTGGTTCTGGTTCAGGTTCCGGAGGATTTTCGGGTTCTGGTTCTGGTTCTGGTTCCGGTTCAGGTTCATAATAAGGTATTCTATTTCCAAAATCTAATGGAATAATATTTAAAACATTATTACCGCTAATTGGTAATGAAAAATTTTCATATGAATAGTCTAATTCAACAAGTAATCCTCTGTTAGAAGTAATATAATGAAATAATTTTATTTTTGAAATAATGTCATCTTCTCCTGAAGTATTAACATTAATTGCCAAATATTGTATTCCAATATGTTCTCTTATTATTCCTTGTCCACGATTCTCTTCATTAACATATATTGCAATTACATCACCTAAATTAACTCCACCTAAAATTGGACTGAAATATAATGTATATATACTTGGTGCTCCATCTGGAGCATTTGGATTAATTATGGGTGTTAAAGCTTCGTTTATTGTATATAATTTAGCATCTACAATCTCTGGTTCTGGTTCTGGTTCTGGTTCTGGTGGATTTTCTGGTTCTGGTTCTGGTTCTGGTATTGATTCTGGTTCTGGTTCTGGTTCTGGAGTTGATTCTGGTTCTGGTTCTGGTTCTGGTTCTGGTTCAGTATATGGTTCAATATATAGTTGATTTGGTATTTCAAATGCTTCTATTGTATCTTTTGATGTATTATCAATTGAAAAACTATTTATACGTGTTACTCCGTAACTTTTTGCAAAAAGTGGATGTATATATCTACATTCAATAGTATATATAGTATTTATTCCAGCCCATTTAACTTCTCCATTTTCGGCTTTCAATGTTATTTGATTAGAAGGGTTTAATATATTTGGATCATTTGAAAAATAGACTTCGTAACCTTGTAATCCAAACAAATCTATTTTATCTTGTGACATTCGATTATAAATTTTGATTTTATCAAATTTTGTTACTGAATTTAACAAATCAATTGTACATGCAGATGGATTAGTATCACTAAAATCAGTAGATATACCATATATAGATGATGTAAATGTTCCATCTACAAGTGCATTAGCTCTCATTAAACTTAAATCTGATGACTTTGGATAAATATTTATTGAATAATATGTATTTGGATTAATGTCTGGATTTCCTGTAAGACCATGTTGAACATTACCAATATATTCATTGTTTTTGTCAATAAATGTTATTTGAGTCC